AAATTGAAGTTTTTGTTGTAGCAGGGGAATTTCCAAGCAAAGCAGGGGAGTTTCGGGTGTAACTAAGAGATAAAAAATAAATCTATTGGGAATTTGGGGGAGCAGTAAATATTCACTATATTCGTATATACAAATTTTGGAAATGGCAAAGATTAAACATACGACATTTAGATTAGACCCTGAAATTAAGGCTGCCTTCAAAAAGGAGACAGAATATAATTGTGTCGATATGACTGAAACAGTTGAAAAATTAATGATTGGATATGTCAAAGCAAGTAAAAAAAGAAGAAATCTTGAAAGCGTGTGATTACAGTTTTGGGACACCGGTTGCTCTAATAGCTTATAGGGATGGAGACATTATTTATGACAGAAAGATTGGAGGACTTCGTCTTAAAAGGAAATACGGCAAATTCACTCGAGAACCGATAGTATTATGGAAAGTAGCAGAAAAAAAGATAAAGTAGGAGAAACTGAAATAGTCAAGGATGATATTTTTGATGAGGCTGTTCAGATTAGCGAAATCACAGTCCGGAGGACAACAACAGTTAAACCAAAGGATGCTAATATAACTGAAGCAAATATCCATTTACCAACGGATAAAAAAACGAGAACAACCTTTGATGAATTGAAGGACGCAGTTGAAAACGAACATGCAGAAAGGTTTAATAATGTGCTGCACACTCTTCCGGATAGGGAGTTTGTTAGAGTTTACCTTAAAACATTGGAGTTCTTTAAACCGAAGGTCGTTAGGCAACTTGGAGACCAAGAAAAAGAAAAGGATACAACTATTAATATTTTGATAAAACGATAATGGATAAAGAGTACGACTACCAAAGGCAAAAAAATGGATGGGTGAGATTTGGCAAGAGGTTTAAGAAGAAGAAGTTAAGGAAATATATTGCTGAATTTACAGATAAATTAGTTAAGTACTGCGATATGACTCGTATTGATGCGAGAAATCTACTTATTGAATATTACAATAAAGACGGATTAAAAGGTGTACACCGTGTAATGAGTATAAAATTTGAAGAAATAGATGACTAAAGACATTCACAAAGATGTAAAAGGGCAGTCGGAAGATGCACTTCAGCAAAAATGCGTGTTTTGGTTTTGGAATGAGTATCCTTCTTTGAGAGGATTATTATTTTCAGTACCAAATGGAGGCACGAGGTCAGGCAAAGAGGGTAAAAAATTAAATTTAACCGGAGTTGTATCCGGAGTTTGCGATTTAATACTTCTTTACAACAATCGGGCATTTCTTATTGAAATGAAAACCGAACACAAGAGGTCGAAACAGAGCACAAATCAAAGATTGTGGCAGGAAAAGGTTGAGGCACATGGTTTCCACTATTTTATAGTGAGGAGTTTACAGGATTTTAAAGAATTAATTAGATTGTTAATAACATGAAAAGACACACAAAAAATTGGATAATTGTCGGTATTATAATGACATTTTTCTTTGTTGGAGTGATTACTTCTGCTTATTGGATCGCTAAAAAAATATTGATATGGGTATCTTAAAATGTAAAAGTAAAATACAAGAAGGAAAAGCAAGTTCTCCAATTCCAATGCTGACAGAATATAAGGCAACTTATACAGGATTTGAAATGGCAGTAGTTGATTTAATCAGCATTCATCGAGAGGAAAAAGGATTAAAAGGAAAGCTACAAAGAAACGATACACTATCCTCGATTGCATTACAACATTCTCAAAACATGGCTTTTAAGCATGAAATTAGCCACAAGGATTTTCCTAAAAGAGTCGTACTCGCACAGCAATTAGCGAGTATTGATTGGCTTGGTGAGATTATAGCCGGAAGATATGGAACTGCAAAGGGTGTAGTAAATGCCTGGATAAGAAGTGAAAAGCATCACGAAATTATGTTAAGTGATAAAGCTAAACGAATTGGCATCTCTGCCGAGATGAGTACAAACGCAAGATTATATATAACTGTTTTATTTTCAGATTAATATGGAAGACAAAGAAGTAAACGAAATACCTTTAGTTAGCAAATGGGGATGTATTATAGTTGGTACGATGTTACTCGCTATATGGAAAGTGATTGATATAATATTTTCATTTTTTAAATGGATTTTCTAAATGGATATATGCTCGACAGTAACATTTGAGCGTACTTGGGACGCCTACAAAGAAATAACCAATCAGGAGTTAATCGATAAGACGCCTCATGTAGTTGTTCCTCCAATATACCGTTATAGACAAATCGTTTCGATGGGAGGTTCCCGTAGTTCGAAGTCGTATTCAATTCTGCAGTTGTTACTGTTGGAAATGATAAACCGTAAAAATATTAAGATTACAGTTTGGAGGAATTTCAAGAATGTATGCCGGTCTACTGTTATGGAGGACTTTCAGCAAATTATCATGTTTGATTATGAGGTCTTCCGAAATATTAAAGAAAACAAGCAGACAGGAACATTTACTTATAAGCCAACCGGAAGCAAAATCGTATTTGAGGGAGCAGATAGCGTTGGTAAAGTTTTAGGGTCAACTCAAGATATTTCATTCTTTAATGAGGTGACAGAATTCAGCAAAGAGGTCTACTTACAAATTACACAAAGAACATCAGATAGAATTTTCTGCGATTACAATCCGAGTAAGAACTTTTGGTTGGAAACGTACAGGCATGATAAGGATACGAAGTTTATTCACTCGACATTTAAACACAACGCATATTGTCCTCCTAATATTGTTAAGCAGCTATTGTCTTACGAGCCATGGCTTCCGGGCAGCTATGAGGTTGAAGGATTTAACCTTACTTACAATGGCAAACCGATAACAGTTTCGAATCAACCTCCTCCACATGAGGAAAATATTAAAAAGGGAACAGCCGATAAATATATGTGGTTGGTTTACGGTCTTGGGATTGGTAGTGAAAAACCAAATAAAATTTACCGTGGATGGCATGAAATTGAACAGGAATATTTTGATAGCTTGGATTATATTTCTTATTTTGGACTCGATTTCGGAGCAAGTAATCCGACAGCCTGTATCGAGGTAAAATACGATGGCGATGGAGCGTTTTACATTTGTGAACGTTTATACAAACCACTGCAGGAAATAGAAGATTCGTTACCAACTGTAATAAAACTTCAAGTTCCACAGATAAAAAAAGGTAGTTCCATAGTCGTCTGCGATTCGGCTAAACAGCATTACATCAATCTTCTTTTAGAGGAGAATTATATGGCTCTCGGAGCAATAAAAGGAGGAGGAAGTGTTGAAGTTGGTATTTCGTTGGTGCAAGGATTTACGATTTATTATGTACCTTCGGCTAATTTGACATTTGAGTACGATAATTACTCTTGGACGATTGATAGATTTGACAAAAGCACAGATATTCCTATTAAGATGGATGACCATTTAATGGATGCATTGAGATACATTATTAGTTATTTAGTCCGATATTTAGGGATAAAACTATAAAATATTGCCTTTTTATCGAAAAAAGAAATCCTTTTTGCTGAGGTTTTTTCCCCTTGAGATGCACTACAACTGCATTGATGGGGGATTTTTTTATCTAAATCTTAAAATTTTTGGATAATTTTTTTGTAAGTTCGTAGAAAATACCGAGAAGATGGCTTTTAAGTTTCCACGGATAAGTTTTCCTTTCTTTGAACGCAACTTAAAGGGAGACACTTTCTATCAGATTAATAGATTTAAGAATTGGGGGAAAATGGGAGGGATGACAAATCTCGACGTTGCACAGAATCACCCAATATTGACACCTGCAATTTTATTTGTTGCAAAACTATTCTCTCAAGCTGACTTCTACATAGAGAATAAGAACACAAAGGAGAGGACATACGACCATTGGATATTAAAATTACTACGAAACCCTAACTACTTTCAAACACAAAACGATTTTCTCGAGAGTGCTATGTTTACGCAAATAGCACAGGGACAAGCAGTCGTATATGCAAAAAGAACTATTGGGTTTAACGAGCCGGATGTTTTCTATCTTTTAGATCCGAATTTAATTGAATACCCGGACGAATTCAGAACGAAACTATCAGCAAGAAATAAAAATCACACAATAAGAAATAAGCGAGTTGTTTACGACAGAGACGGTGAGAATCTTAATATTAGAATAGGAGACTTACTGTTTTTTTATGACTTGCCTAATTGCCTGGACACGGAAAACATGTTCGAGAACAAAAGTCGGATTGATGGATTGAAGCAAACATTGATTAACACACAAGACAGCCTTATCGCTAAAAATATCATTCTAAAAACGAATGGTAAAGAGCTTATTACCGGAGGTTCTCAGTCCGACTTTCCTTTAACAGACCCGGAGAAACATGATGTTGAGGAGTTGTTTCACAACAATTACGGTTTAAGTAAAACGAGAAAACGTGGTATTATAACGAAAGCAAAATTGACATGGCAGTCCTTACATATAGCACTGCGAGATTTAGGATTAGATGAATCTGTTAAAGTAGACGGTAACTTAATTTATACTGCTCTACACATTCCCAAAGACATACTTTCGTTAGAAGCAAAGAAAACCACATACAACAACTTCAAAGAATCAATGGTTTCCTATGTACAGAATGAGATGCAATCTTCAGTCGATTCATTTTGTGCAGTATTACAAAAGGCATTTTTAGACGACCCAAACCTTGAGTTAAAAGGTACATTTGAGAATTTACCTATCATGCAATTTATTTTACTTGAAAGATACGATGGAATTGCAAAAAGAGCTCAAGCGTTATCATCATTAAGAAACGCAGGACTTCCGGACGAGTTGGCATTGGAATTATGTGGTTTCGATAAAAACACTAAATTAGCAGAAGTAATTAATATGATGCAAAATGGACAAGAGAACCAAAACCAATCTTCCTCCTCGCAAGAAAATAACGGAGATGAGGAACAAGAAGAATAAATTAATCAAGGACAAAGTCCTTATAAAAAAATAAGTCATGAAACCCGATGTACCCAAGTTTGAAACAAAACAAGAGGAGTTCGCATGGTTGAGAGAAAATCACGATGAGCTCATTTACCAAAAACGAGCTGAATTTAAAAAAGCCGATGCTTTTTGTGCCGGTGTAAGTCAGCTAAAAGATATGAGTGTAGCGAAATCTGAAGTTGTGGGTAACGTGGATGCCGTGAAAGTTCGTGCAGTCATCAACACGACCTACCTTATGGATTCACATAAGGACGTACATATAGACGGATTATGGACGAAAACACTAAAAGAAAACAAACGCATAAAACATTTACAGGAGCATCAAATGGCATTTGATAAAATAATTGCCGACAAAGATGACTTGACAGCATTCGCAAAATCATACGAATGGAGGGAGTTGGGTTATGATGTTGACGGTAAAACTGAAGCGTTGGTGTTTGACTCCAATGTAAAGGAAAGCCGGAACGCAACAATGTTTAAAGAATACAAAGAAGGAAATGTTGATAACCACTCCGTCGGGATGTATTATGTAAAAATTAAGTTTGCGATGAACAGCGAAGATGAGGATGATGAGGCGTTCAAAATGGAATATGACAAACATATTGACAAAATTGCAAACAAAGAAGAAGTCGAAAAGCAAGGCTATTTTTGGGCAGTATATGAGGCGAAGGCGATTGAAGGGTCTGCTGTTCCTATGGGGAGTAACCCGATAACACCGACACTCACAACACCAAAACATGAGCCATCAGAATCAGAAATCAAAGCAAAAGCGATAAAACAAT